ACAAAGTATTGGTCATGGTTTGAATGGTACACCGACATTTTGGGGAGTAAAAAATCTAACAGATGATGGTGTTGATTTTACTTGCTATTTAAAAGGAACTGACAGGATAAAATTAACTACAACAGAAGTTATGGAACAAAATTATTTAATGTCTGCTAGTTCTACATTATTAACTACACCATCAAATGCGTCTTGGGTAGGTGGTGTTAGTGGTAAAGACTATATTATGTATGCGTGGCAACAACTTCAGGGATACTCACGTTTCGGCAACTTCGTTGGTAACGGAAATGCCTCGGGTCAATATATACACCTCGGATTTCGCCCAGCATTTTTTATGTTGAAAAGTTCTAGTGCCGCTGGAGAAGATTGGAGAATTTGTGATAACAAAAGAGACCCAGAAAATGTTATGGATAGAACTTTAAAACCAAATTTAAGTGATGCTGAAGCCGATGCTGATGTTATGGATTTTTGTAGTAATGGGGTGAAATTAAGAACAACAGATGGTGGAGTTAATTATAACGGAAGAACTTACATCTACCTAGCTTTCGCAGAAGCACCATTCGTAAATTCAAAAGGTGTACCTTGTAACGCAAGGTAAATAATTAATTAAACATTAACAATAGAGGGTTAGACTATGAAAATAGCACTTGCTATGATTGTGTGTTCAGCTCTCTATAAAGAGTGTCTCGAACCATTCCCAATGCCAGAAAGATTTAATACTCGCTATGATTGCTTGTTAGCTGGCTACGAGGAAAGTCAAAAGAAACTAAAAGAAATAGGAAGAGAAGATATTAACAAACATCAAACGATTATTAAGTTTGTTTGTTATGACGTGAGGGAAAAACCAAATGCCTAAAAGAAAGAAAAAGAAAATTTCATCTACAGAAAGTTCTAATGCAATCAAAATTTCATACCACGAAAAGGTATGCCAAGAGCGTATGAAAACTATTTTTAAAGTTTTAGATGAAATGAGGCTAGATATAAGAAGCCTTAAAGACGATATGTCAAGAGGTAAGGGAGCTGCTGCAATTATAATACTAATTGGAGGTTTTCTTGGCTCGGTCTTTTACTTCTTCACGAAATAGAAAAACCGCATCTGTTGGTTTAAGTAATGAACTATTAGCACAAGCTAAGTTTGCCAAGGATCCAGACTTAATTGTCTTTGTTCCTGTTGGCGGTACTGGACCCATAGATATTTTAACTCTCAACACTAAGACTAAGGAGATTAAAACTTATGATGTTAAGACACAAAACTTTCGCAGCAATGGTTGGAAGATTGCAAGAGGAAGAACTAAGGAACAAAAAAGACTAGGTGTTAAAATTTTTAATTTTGACCCAGAAAAGGATTGATGAATTATGGAAGATGTTAAGGAAAGAATTAGAAAACACGAAGGTTATAGGGATACTGTGTATTCCGATTCTTTGGGTTTCGCTACAATCGGTTATGGTCATCTTGTATTACCCACCGATGATTTTGTTGAGGGTGTTACTTATCCTAAAGAAGATCTTGAAAAGCTTTTTGATGTGGATTTCAACCAAGCTTTACAATCTGCGGATGATCTACTTCAAGAAATAGAAAGCAATCATATTATTAGAGGTGTGATTTGTGAGATGTGTTTCCAATTAGGAAAACCAAGAGTTATGAAGTTTAAAAAGATGTGGCAAGCTTTAAGAGATAAAGATTATGAAGAGGCAGCCAATCAAATGATTGATAGTGCCTGGCATAAACAGACGACTTCAAGATGTGAAAGTTTAGCAAGCGTCATGAGAGGATGTAATAAATAATATGTGGTTCGGATTAGCAAAGATAGCATTACAAACAGGAGCTAAAGTTTATTCAAATAAACAAAAGCAAAAAGAGGCTATGTCTCAAGCAGCATTATTAACTGCTGAAAAAATGGCTAGAGGTGAAACTGAATATCAAGGCAAACTTCTTGAGGCTAGACAAAATGATTACAAAGATGAATTTGTTTTAATCATTTTATCTGCTCCCATAATTGTACTTGCCTATGCAGTATTTTCTGATGATCCATCAATGATGCAGAAAATAGAATTATTCTTTCATCACTTTGGCAACTTACCAGTATGGTTCCAAACTTTATGGATAACAGTAGTAGCTTCAATTTTTGGAATTAAAGGAACGCAAATATTTAAAAACGGAGGGATGCCAATAACTAAATCAGATTTTGATCCTAATTGCTTTGGTGGTCAATACCAAGATCCACCAGAAACCTTACACTTTCAATTTGAAGGTGTTAGATGCGATAACTATGTCTATCGTTATGTATTGGTCGATAAGTTTAGACCCAACAAAATAGATTCAAGAAGTAAGAAAACAGAAGAAGAAAATAATTTAGATCACAAACAGATTGTTGCTAAATATAAAAGATGTGAACACCATCAAGAGGTAAAGCCTAGCTTTATAGATAAGATTAAAAAAGCTTTATTCTAATGGCGAAGAAGAAACCTCTCTTCGGAGTAAACAATTATCATAAACGAACTCCCAAAAAGAGACCAGGCAGACACGCAAAATCAGTTTCAAAAAGAATACCTCGAACTAAAAAAACTCGGGGTCAAGGAAAATGAAGATAAACGATAATACAAATATAAGCTTGCCTGTAAGAAATCTTGTAGCATTATTAGCTGCTGTGGGTATGGGTATCTTTGCTTATACTGAAATCACTACTCGTCTTACTTCATTAGAAACTTCAAGAGAATTATTCAATGCTGATCTTTTAAAGAAAAGCCATCAGAAGCCAGTAGATCAAGAGCAGTTTATGCTGATAGAGGAGCTATATAAAGCTGTAGAAAAGATTGAGGTTAGAATTGAAGATATGATGCACAACAAAGTTAATATTGAATTTATAGGCAAGCAATTAGAGAAAGCTCTGTCAGATATTGAAACTTTAAAAGACAAAGTTAGAGCTAATGGAACGAGCCATCAATGATACCTAATCATCCTTTTGCTGTTCAGATTGTAGCTATGTATTTTTTTATTGTGCTTTATTTAGTAATGGAGATTGTTTTTTAATGGAAATTGTAATTGCACTTTTAATGTTCGTAGATCATGAGATTAAGGAACATCGTATTCAAGATTCAATGAGTGTCTGCTTAAAGCATAAGCGAGAAGCTTCAAGACAGATTAATGAAAACATAGAATACAAGTGTATTAAAACTAAAGCAGAATTAGAAACTAATATTGATGGAACTAAATCCATTAAGAAAATTATTTTAGAATAGTTATGAGGGAGAATGAAAAAACTAATTATATTATTTTTACTACTTACAACATCGGTGTACGCTGGCTCAACTCAGACTAATGTTAGTGGTAGTAACACCGCTATAGAAGGAAATTATACAGGCGGCTCAACCACTTATGAAAGTGGATCCTCATCTAGTTCAACAACAAATTCAACAAGCAATTCAAATATCAGATCTGCACCACCAACCTCTGCATCACCAGGAGTAAACACTTCTAATAATTGTGCTATTGCTTTATCGGGTGGAGTACAAACTTTTTCTATTGGAGTATCGGGTGGTAAATCTTATCAAGACAAGACTTGCGAACTGATTGCTTTATCAAAAACATTAAGCGGTATGGGTATGAAGGTTGCTGCAATTAGTTTGTTATGTAGCGATGAAAGAGTTTTTGAAGCTATGTTTATGGCAAAAACTTATTGTCCAGTAGATGGTGAAATAGGAGAGAAAGCCTACAACTTATTAGTTAGCAAATACAATTACGAAATGCCTAGTTATAAAAAGTATGTATCGCTTGAAAAACAAAACAAAAACAAAATTAAAATAGAGAAATTAAAATGATTTGGTTTCTTTTATTTACAGGAGTAATGATTTATGCGGTATATGCTATCAATACTTTTGCTGATGATGTTAATCCTTTCAACTTCAGCAGAAGAGATAACGACAAGTAATCTACTTCCTAATGCTGGAGACAATGCGTCATCAGCTCAAAGTGTAGATAACAACATACCTAGTGTTGCTTCAAGCTGTGGAGAATTTACAATAAGTAATGCCACTTGCCACTCTAACGAAATTGAAACAACGGGAACAGGCACAGTTAAAGCAACAGGTTCTTTATTAAATATTACAACCAACTCTGACACGACTACTCAAGATAAATTAAACAATGGAATTACTTTAGATAGCACAACCATTGTTCAAAACTGCGAATGGGATGGATCTTCCAATGAGTGTGGAGATCGAGCTGGTGCAAGAGATACTTTTAAAACAACAGTAAAGATATTAGATGCTAATGGAAATACTTTAGCATCAGTAGATCAGATAAGAAATACTGATAGCCATTATTATTCTAATGCTCATAAATATACTGACCAAGTTATCTATACAGGAACAGGCTCTAATTCCTTTGATTGGACTTGGACGGGAATAGATAACAATGCTAATCCTGGTAATCTTGGTGGACCCAATCTACTTGGTGCTTCTTTAACAATGACTTATGAGAATGTAGTTTTAGAAGTAGAAACACAAACAGCTTTAAATGAAGTTAGTAGTGTTATTAATGCTACTGAAATTGAAGAAGCAATAAGTGTTGAGATAAAAGAAGAAACTCAAACTTTAGCAGCTAAGGTACAAACAATAGCAGCAACACCTTTACCTAGTAAAACTAAGGTGGTTCAAGTTACAGCAGCTATTAAAAAGTTTGAAAAGAAAACAGGAGCTAAGGTAGTTAAAGCTCAGATTACATCAACAGCAACTAACAAAACACCAGCAGCTGTGGTTCAAACTAAGAAAGTTAAGGAAGAGAAGAAACCTAAAGCTATTGCAAAACAAATAATACAATCAACTGCCAGAGAGGAAAAAACAAATGAAAAAGAAGAAAAACAAAAAGAACAAAAACCAGAAAAACAAAAAGAAAAACAAGAAAAAAAACAAGAAAAAAAGATAGTATCTACTAAGAGCA